GGTAACGAGAATAAGTATGTGTATTTTTTTGACTTACTAACTCATAGTGAGGGAAGGACTTATGTAGGCTCAACAAGTAATATTAAAAAAAGATTTGGTGGGTATAAAAATTGTAATGATAATAGATACGTTACTAATTCTATAAAGAAATATGGATTTGATAATTTTTATAAATTAATTATAGATTTAGGAAATATACCTTATAAAGAAATGTTATTATGGGAAAAATTTTATATATCTTTATTCGGAACATATAATAAAATAAATGAGAATGGAATGAATTTAGTAGCTAATCCTTCTTATGCTATAAGCAAAGACCCATTAGTAGCAAAAAAAATATCAGATGCCCATAAGGGTAAAAAATTAACAATAGAGCATATTAATGCTATTAAAAAGGGTACAAAAGGAATAACTAATGTAGGTATAAAAAGACCTTATTTATCAGAAAGAAATAAAATTGTTAAACCTGCATTAGGTAGGCACGGAGAGAAACACCCAATGTCTAAGAAGGTATTATATGTTCCAGAAAATAAAATATTTGAATCATTTACAGATTGTGCATTATATTTAAATGTTTCAAGACCAACAATTAGAAATAGAGTTTTAGCTAACAATATAAATTATAAATTAATAGATGGCAAAAGTTAAAGAAAATAGTAACAAAATTCAATTTGGCAAACGCAAAAGAGGTTCTGCAAAGAAGTCCTTTAATAAGCACACGCCAAGAGAAAAAGCTTATAGAGGTCAAGGCAGATGAGAAAGTTAAACGCTATATGGCTACTCCTTACGCACAAAGCTTACTTCCTTGCAGTATGTAAGACGGGTAGAAACGGAGACGATATGACAACGATAGGACACTACACCTATGCAATGGCAGAAACTTTAATCAATAAGCATATAGCAGACGTAGATACTTACTTAGATCAAGAAGACGCAATAGACGAAGCAAACGATATAATCAACGGAATACTATGATACAAAACGTACCAATCAACACAGTTAAAGCAAACCCTAACAACCCCAGGATAATTAAAGACGATAAGTTTGCAAAGCTCGTAAAGTCAATTAACGAGTTCCCACAAATGCTAAAGCTTAGACCTATTGTTGTAAATGACGATATGGTTGTACTTGGTGGCAATATGCGACTTAAGGCTTGTAAAGAAGCAGGACTTAAAGAGATACCTATTATTAAAGCAAGTGAATTAACCGAGCAGCAGCAAAAAGAATTTATAGTTAAAGACAACGTAGGCTATGGCGAATGGGATTGGAACGATTTAGCTAATAATTGGGATGCAGATCAATTACAAGATTGGGGATTAGATATACCAGGTTTTGATGCAGAAGTTATAGAAGCTGAGGAAGACGACTTTGCAGTTCCAGACGGGGGAATAGAAACGGATATAGTATTAGGGGATTTATTCGAGATAGGAGAACACAGATTGCTTTGTGGCGATAGCACGGATAGCGACCAAGTGGCAAAGCTAATGAACGGGCAGAAGGCTGATATGGTATTTACAGACCCACCTTATAATGTTGCTTATGAAGGTGGTAGCAAAAAAAGAGATGCTATTGCAAATGATAAAATAAATGACTTTTATAAATTTCTTTACGATGTTTATACTAATTGCTTTTTATTTATGAATGATGGTAGTCCAATTTATGTTGCACATAGTGAATTAGAAAGAGCAAATTTTATTTTGGCTTTTGTTGATGCAGGGTTTAAATATTCAAGTATTATAGTTTGGGTTAAAAACAATAGTACATTTTCAATGAATAAAGACTATAAATGGAAGCACGAACCTATAATATATGGGTGGAAACAAGGTAAAGAAAGAGTATGGAAAGGAGATAATAAACAAGATACTGTATGGAATATTGATAGACCATCAAGAAGTGAAGAACATCCTACAATGAAACCTATTGAATTATGTGAAAAGGCAATCAAAAATAGTTCTATTGAAAATTCATTAATATTTGAACCATTTACAGGTTCAGGTTCAACAATGGTATCAGCACATCAACTTAAAAGGAAGTGCTACGGAATGGAACTCGACCCTAAGTACTGCCAAGTAATAGTAGACAGGATGCGTAAACTTGACCCAACATTAGTTATTAAAAAGAACGGGTTACCTATTTAAAATAGTGAGATAATAGAGAAGATATGGCTAACGAACAAAATTTGAAACCATTTAAGAAAGGCGAGGTGGCTAACCCAAATGGCAGACCCAGGAAGTATGTAAGCCTACTTAAAGAGCAGGGATATAAACTTGCTGAGATAAACGATACCATACAAGCTATGATGTCAATGGACTTAGACGAACTTAAAACAGTATGGGATAACCCAAAGGCAACAATACTTGAAAAAACGATTGCAGCAGCTATGCGTAAAAGCTTAGAGAAGGGAAGCCTTTATAGTTTAGAAACTTTGCTAACCCGTGTTTATGGTAAGCCTAAAGAACAAATGGATATACAAACAGATAACAGGATTGAGATAGTATTTGTAGACGGCAAGACAATACTTTAATGCGGATAGAACTACCTAACGGACATATAAACCAAAAGAAGATACTTGACTGCGAAGCCAGGTACATAGTTGTTATGTGCGGTAGAAGGTTCGGCAAATCTGAGTTAAGCCAGATCAAATGTATTACAACCGCAATCAAAGGCGGTCAGGTTGCTTACATAACACCGACCTACAAATTAGCAAAGGTATTCTTTGAGAAGTTATGCAATAGCCTTCCGTTCCCTAATAACAAATCGGACTTAAATATCAGCTTCCCAAATGGTGGCAAGGTCGAGTTCTTTACAGGGGAACGCTTGGATAACTTAAGAGGGCGCAAATTTAACCTGGTAATAGTAGACGAGGCTTCCTTTATACCTAACCTTGAAGATGGGTGGCTAAATTCAATAAGACCTACCTTAACGGACTACAAGGGTAAGGCTATATTTCTTAGCACCCCAAAAGGCAAAAACTACTTCTTTAGTTTGTTCAGCAAAGCCGAACCAGATTGGCAAAGCTTTAAGTTTACTACATACGATAACCCCTACATAGACCCACAAGAGATAGACGATGCCCGAAGGCAATTACCCGAGGTTGTATTCGAGCAGGAGTATATGGCAAACCCTGCTGAGAACGCAGCAAACCCTTTTGGTAGCCAACATATTCGAAAGTGCTTACACCCAGTAACAACAATGCCCGTAGTAGCTTATGGAATTGACCTTGCCAAGTCGGTCGATTGGACTGTAATAGTAGGGTTAGACGAAGATGGAAACGTGGCTTATTTTGACCGCTTTCAAATGGATTGGCACAATACCAAGCAAACTATCCTTAGGCTGCCTAAATGCCCTATCCTTGTCGATAGTACGGGGGTTGGCGACCCGATACTCGAAGACCTGCAAAGAGAAGGGGTAATGATACAGGGTTTAAAGTTTACAAGTTCAAGTAAGCAGCAGCTAATGGAAGGATTACAGGCTGCCATACATCAAGGGAAGATTGGCTATCCTGAGGGGATAATAAGCCAGGAACTTGAAGTATTTGAGTATATGTATACGGCAACGGGGGTTAAGTACTCCGCACCTTCAGGCTTTCACGATGATGCGGTAATGGCTTTGGCTTTGGCTTGGCAGAACTTTAGCCTTAAACGTGGCACGGGTAGGTACGCCTTTCTATAATTGCAACAAGGTTACAAAAATAAATTTGGTGGATTGTGTAAAACTTGTATATTTGGTTATTATTTAATCAAAACACAAACCAAATGAAAAAAGAAACCGCACAACTTTTAGCCGTATTTTTAGTAGCTTGTTACCTTATTGGGCAATTACAAGACATCTACTCAAAATGATCTACACTATTTGCCTTCTGCTAATTGCAACAGGTTTTGTAATGGCAGCTTTATTTGACTACACAATTAAAAACTATGACCCAAAGCACAAAAGATTACATAGACAAATATTACGCAAGTGAGCCGATTAGCATTATGATGAATAACATTGATGCTACCTATCTTGAGATACTTACCTATTGCAACGAGAAGGGTTACGAACCTTCTAAGCGTAGATTAAGGAAACCAGAACATAAGTCAGAAATTGGCTTTTTTGACATAGATAATTACAAACCCGAAACAATATAAAATGGAATTACAACAAATCTTCGAAACAACAAAAGAACAAAGGACTGAGTTTACCTACCAATTAATTGAACGATTAAACGCAGGTGAACTTGACCCATTAAAAACGCATCTTCAAGTTAAAGCCTTAGAGGATATGCTCGAAACCTTAAAGACAAACAAGGACTACAAAGATGCAGTATTACAAGCAGCCGTACTTAATGGAAAGGACTTTGAGTATATGAGCGCAAAGTTTAACATTAGAGAAGTAGGCGTTAAGTATGACTTTAGCAAATGCGAAAGTCCTGCATATGAGGAAATATTGAACGAGTACAATAGCGCAGCTAAAGCCAAAAAGGATATGGAAGAGTTCCTTAAAAAAGTACCGCATCAAGGACTTGATATTATTAACGGAGTTACTGGCGAGGTTACGAAAGTTTACCCACCTGCTAAGAGTAGCACAACAAGTGTAGCCGTATCATTAAAGTAATTAAAATATTGTACTTCTTTGCAATTTGTTTACCTTTGGCAGCGTTATGCTACATAGGTGGGCATCTTGCTTATGAGATAATGCTAAAAATAAGAAAATGACACCAAAAGAAAAAGCACAAAAATTAGTAGTTAAGTTTACCAATTTGTACGAAGGTATTAATCTTGGATTAGCTAAAAAACATTGGGCTAAACAAAGTGCTTTAATAGCAGTAGACGAAATAATCGCTTCTAACCCTATTGCGTTTGACGAAGATGATAACTGCATAGCAAAACAATGGTGGCAAGAAGTTAAAACCGAAATTGAAAAATTATGACTTGGAACGATTTAACAGTTTGGCAGTACCAACAGATTTACCCAATAGTTACTAAGCCTGAGAAGGATTGGACTACCTTAGATGTGGAAAGTAAGCTTGTAGGTATAATCTTTAACCTTACGGACACCCAGGTAGATAGCCTAAGCGTAAAGCAGTTTAACAACCTAAAGGCAACCCTTGACTTTTTAGATGATAAGATTGAAGGAAAGCCTGTTAAGTACACCGAAGTAAACGGCAAACGTTACAAGTTTATTTATGATGTGCAGCAGATTAAAGCAGCCAGATACATTGAAACAAAAGTATTCAGTACCGATTTAGTTGGTAACCTACACAAGTTAGCAGCCTCAATGGTTATGCCTCAACGCAAAACCTGGTACGGCAAATGGGTAGACGATACCTACGATGCTGCCAAGCATAGCCAATATGCCGAGGACTTGCAAGGGGCTAATTTTATGCACGTTTACCAATCCATTGTTTTTTTTTATCAAGTATACAGAAATTGGATAGAAGTTTCCCAGGCTTATTTGGTCAAGGAAATGACGAACAAGGGGATGAGTTTGGAACAAGCGCAAGAGGTGGTTCTAATTTTATGCAGCACTTTGGATGGCAGTATTGCGCCAAATCTGTTGCCGACCACGAAAATATTACAGTTGATGAAAGCTACGAGCTAACAACAATACAATTCTTAAATACCCTATCCTATCTAAAGGCTAAAGCCGATT